GTGTCTATGTGCGTTAGAATTTCACAAGATTTTCGAAAAACAACAATGTTATTCTCATGTAGTGCCGCCCTTGCAGACAAATACATAGATTCTGCTGTGGCGTACTTGTATTGGTACCCCTGTGTATCCTTTTCCACCTTTTCCACCATTATCTGTGCTTTAAGTAGCGCAGGCATAATTCCTGCCCACCCCAGATTGTCGGTTTTTGTGGTGGCTACCTTACTGTTTTTTGTTGTGGTCATATCTTATTCCTTTTTGTTGTCTGGGAGGATTTCTCCTCGGTCTACACAACCCACAAGGGCTGCGAATAGTGCCTTAAAAAATCGTTTCATACTGAATCTCCTTTAGTTGTTACACCATGATACTCACTTGTCGTAGCCATGTCAAATCGCGGACACCACGGCTCGCATTCACAATGGCTACATCCCTGCGGGATATATGGTGCTGTTCCGTTGATTATCATATCGGCTCGAACCAGTGCTGCATCTTTAATGTTGCCCAGTTGCTTGGGGTGAAAATTTGGTGTACGGATTACCCTGCACACAGGTCTATCGTCACCCTTCTTGTACTGAATCGCCCTTCCACTATCATCTTGTCCCATTGTAGCCCTTGCGTATGGCTTTAGTGAGGGGAGGTCAACCCACGACACCAACGGAACCTTCGAACCGTCGGGAAGGCTATACCATCCATCGCCTGAGCAATCCCACCCGCTCGCTCGCTCGTTGGTCTTGAGTTGAAATAGCCCACCATCGATCAAGGCTCCCCAGTAGCACGCGAGTTGCAGGTTCCTGCTCAGGTCAGATATAGCAAGTGCGTCCTTCCTCCACTTCCAGTCCCAACAGATTGCTCGCTCGTTTTCATCAATGTACAGCACATCAACATGGCTTGACAAATGAACATCGTCGCGCAATTCCCAGTACACAGGAACTTCAGTGCCAAGTAGAGTCCATTTGCTCGTTAATGGGAGTATCCTTCTCCTGTAGCTTTCGAGCATTGTCACAATTTCGCTCGCCATGCTCCCTATATTTCGCTCGACCGCATCGCTCGCCTCTCTTCCCTCGCTCGCAAGCATATCTACAGTGCTAGCCAGTGCGTGCTGGACTAGATCGCTCGTTAATTCGCTCGTATCCTTGTGCAGATTTTCGAGGGCTGTGTGAGCCGCAAGACCTCGAACCAGCGCAGTACCAGCCACACCATCAAAAGCACCCCGCCGACGCAACACGGCGCGGGCGGGGCAAGGGTCAAAATCGCTCGTATGTAGTTCAAACATTAGCAGAATCCTCTAATATCTTCTCTGCCTGCCATGCCTCTATACGTCCAGTGTTGAAGTGGACTAACACCCATACTTTGTTTTGGTTGTAATTGACTGTATCGGTCATTGTTGATCCTCCTCTGGTTCATACGCTGAATAAAATGCTATACGATGTAGTACGCTATCTTCAGATAGCATGACTATCTTAGGGAACATCCCGTCATCGTCCATTGCTTGCCCTAGACCGATGGTATCCACTGTGTAGATATTATCTTCCATATTCTCGATAATATGGTCAGCTATCATGTACTTATGGGTTACATGGGCTAGCCACCCCAATTCGCCATCGGTAAGTTGATACCGTTCGCCATCCTCTAGTTGATAATGGTAATTCTCATACTCGCCATCTTGGGATTGTAGGGATTCTGTTGTATGTACTTGACTAATCATTTCTTACGTTTCTTGAAGAAGGTACCCTTTCGGATACTCTCCTTTCGACTAAGGGACTTCATTTCTTCTGCAGTCAAGTCAAGTCCCAAGAAATGACTTTCCTGCTTTTTCATCAACTCCCAAACCTCTTTACTAGATAGTTCGGGATACTTAGCGACATACATACGCAACATAGCCTGTATATTATGCTTAGCTATCTGAGGGGTGTATTCCATCGTCCTCCTTACTTGGGGTTTCATCAATGAGATGGCTAATTAGTGACTACTGACTACTCGACCGCGAATAAACAGGTATACCCAATAGACATAAAAGGGTATGAGAATATATTGTGTACCTATGGTGATACCGACTACATATTGTCGTAGTGCAGGATCAAACATAGCCCCCAAAAAATCTGAAATTGTATTAGCGTTACCACCACCAAGAATAGCCCCAAGAATAAGGCACGCTTTTGGACTAGCCGACCCACGAATTGAACGTGCTATCCACCTCTCTAGGCAAGTCAATCCAAACACTACCCCTACGACTACGAAACCATTATCCCACAGTCCAAAAATCTGACCAGAAGTAATATCATCAAACATTGTTTGCATCCTTTTGCTGTTGCTGACTAATTAATGACTACTGACTACTGTTATGACTGAATAAGGTCGCATACGCTCGGCATTATGTCCTACTGCTCTGACTACTGCACTGGTATAGGATTGACGAGAATCAACCCAATCACCACAGAATCGAATAACGAATTGAGGTTTTGCCGATGGGTGGCCAGTGTATTCTTTGTTGATTGTGTAGCGATGGTCGCGTTCTATTGGGTATTGTGTTTTCATTGTTGCATCCTTATATTGCTGGTTATTGTGTAAAACTTGAAACAGTAAAACGACCACGCTACCCGCTAAGGTAGGCGGTCATGTGGTGGATTATTGAACGGTACTAAAAACATCCTCTAAGGTAATATCCTGTACTACTTGCTCCCCAACAATATACACATACATATTGACTATCTTTTCGGGATCGCTAAAATCGGTATTCACTTCACCGAAATTGTCTTGCTCATATTCTCTGACAATCTCGATGACATCGAACACCTTATCGGATAGCCACTCCTTAGCCCGATGCGTACCGATGATGTATTTCTCCTCATTGAATGCGATATGGTGTAAATCCTCTTTGTGTTCTTCTGCCCATTCTTGACCATTCTCAAGTAGTAACTCTTTGTAATGTTCTGCTATTTCTGGATATTTGTACATTGTTGCATTCTTATATTGTTGCCAAATACCATCATTTGACTAGAGGTATTATCGTCCAAAGTTACCATAATGACAACAGGTAAAGTACTAAAATAGCAAATTTTTTTATACCCTAACAGTACCCTAACATCGGCAGCCATAAATGGTTACGTGTCCATCCATGATCAGCAGTAGAACGTAGGACCACCTCGAAGAGACAGGACAGCAACAAGAACGAAGGACCAGCGGCATTCACTCGCGGTTCGACACTCATGAAGCAGCAGTACGGTAACTCGAAGAGAAAGGACAGCAACAGGCACGAAGTATCAACAAGATATATCTCCATATGGGTAATGTTCACCCTTGCTAGGAATCTCCCTTATCGGTGTTTATAGTGGGGTACACCCCCCCCAAGTGCTACGCTCGAATCGCACAATATCACCTCCACATTTTCCAGCCCCATTTCACTCGTTACCATTATGACACTTCCAGTTACCATTTTCATTTGGTAACTCGGTTCTTCTTCGTTTTGTTATTCGAAGTGTTTGTTACTATGGTGTATTGTTACTTGAGCATATTTTTACCAGATGGTAAAGATTGCCAGAAAAAATGTTAAAATAGGGATAATTTCTTGCAATAGTGTGTTGTATTTGTGTATTGTATTATTAGTTAGACAACGGCTGTTTTTAAGTCGCCTGATTTGATACTGGTAATCCAGTCGCCTAAGCGGGCGTAATGAGTCAGGGAATGTCCGGATTTGGGTAGCGTTCCTGTATTTTGACTAGGACCATGTTGGTTCTGGTCTTATTGTGTTTTTATATACAGGAGACTATTATGTCCTCACAAATTACTACAGCAGAAGTTGAGCAATATCAATCAAATGTATTGGATATCGTTCAACAGCGTGGCAGTCGTTTACGTGGTGCAGTTATGGTTGACAGCGATGTGAACGGTAAACGCAAGTTTACAGATCAGGTCGGAACAACCGAAGCCATTAAGCGTACTAGCCGTCACGGTGATTCACCATTGGTGAACACACCACACCTCCGCAGAGCATTGACCCTCGTAGACTACGAATGGGGCGATTTGATTGACGATGCGGACAAGATTCGACTATTGATTGACCCAGAAAGCGCGTATGCACGAAATGCTGCATGGGCAATGGGTCGTGCAATGGACGACGAAATTATCTCAGCAGCCCTTGGAACAGCATATACGGGCGTTGATGGTACAACAAGCGTTGTGTTGCCATCGGGTCAAAAGGTCGCAGCAGCAGCAACGGGTCTAACGATTGCAAAATTGCGTAGCACCAAGGAACTGATGGATGAAAGTGAAGTTTCAGAAGATGAAGAAAAGTTCATCGCGTGCAGCGCGAAGCAGATTACTGATTTGCTAGAATCGACCGAAGTGACTTCAAGCGATTTTAACAGTGTTAAAGCGTTGGTACAGGGCGAAGTTGATACCTTTATGGGTTTCAAATTCATCCGTTCAGAGCGATTAAACACTGATGGAAACGGTGATCGTCAATGTATTGCATGGGCTAAATCAGGGCTGGAGTTGGGTGTTGGCGCAGACGTGGTAACAGAAATTGCCCCACGTCCCGACAAATCCTTCTCAATGTATGTGTATCTTTCAATGGCTGTTGGTGCTACACGTCTCGAAGAAGAAAAAATCGTCGAGATTGCAGCAGTAGAATAAATGACATGGGGTTAATCACTTGAACCAGAAGCAACACGTCATCACCTGACCCCACGATGGCGGCTTCGGCTTCTTAAGGAGACTAGAAATGGCTACAACCAAATCTAATCTAATTACAAACTCGGATGCAGTACCCTCTGTATTCAACGATGTTGGTCTTTTGGGCGGTCGCGTCCGAATTGCCATGGACAACTTTGAGGTGGCATCAGCAGACTGGGATTCAGACGGTGATATTATCCGGATGTGCCGCTTGCCAGTCAATGCACGCATTTTAAGCATCAAACTGTGGTCTGATGACCAAGGCGGAACAGGTACCCTAGACTGTGGTATCTACCCAACCGATTCAGATACAGCGAAGGATGACAATTTCTACGCAGAAAATTATGATTCTTCAGGACAAGCCACAGACGGTGCTGAACTTCGTTTTCAAGCAGCAGATGTCGATACACTGGGCGACAAACTTTGGGAAAATGCTGGTGATACCAGCAATCCGGGCGGTAGTTACGACATTTGTTTAACTGCCGAAGCTGGATTCTCGGGCGCGTTTACCTGTGCATTCCAAGTCACTTACACTATTGACTAAACACTTTCTGTAAGGTGGGATTGGGGGGGCAGGGAGTTTCATTCGCCCTCCCCCCCGCTACCCACAAAGGACAATTTATGACCGCATCAGCCACAACAGAAATAGATTTGGCAAATATGGCTTTAACGATGTTAGGGCAACAGCCAATCAACGACCTTACCGATAACAACAACCGTGCCAATCTAATGAATACCCGTCTCGCCGATGTGCGAGATTCTGTTTTAAGGGCGCATAACTGGAACAGTGCAATAAAACGCGCCGCCCTAGCAACACTTTCTGATACTCCAACATGGGGGTTTGATAACGCGTTTGCCCTGCCATCAGACTTTGTGAGGCTCGCCGGTCTTGAGGACGAATTAACAAAATACAGGATTGAAGCCGGTAATTCGGGCGGCGCAAATACCCTGCTCCTGCTTTCAGATGCAACCACCGTAAATATCTTGTATGTGTATCAAATAACCGATGTAAGCAAGATGGACCATTCTTTGAAACAGGCGATTGCGACAAGGCTTGCATCCGAACTCGCCCTTGCTATAACGGGTGATCCTGCAAAAGAAAATTTCTTAATGCAGAAGTATGAATTGTTGCTAGGAAAGGCGCAGTTTGAAGATTCGCAGGGACATCATTCACTCGAACATATACATGCAGGCGAGTGGCTTGGTGAAAGACGGGGTAGTGGTGTGTATAGAGACTTCCCGAAACTTGATTCAAGCGGCGATCCTGTTTAATGACCAAAATAGACCAAATCCAAACAAACTTTACTGCCGGTGAACTATCGCCGAGGCTATATGGGCGGGTGGATATTGGCAAGTATTACAATGGTGTAAGCAAATTGCAAAACTTCCTTATTCAGACTCAGGGCGGTATTGAACGAAGAACAGGAACAAAATTTATTGAGTTTATACACGAACCCGATGACGGGGTCGTTACCACAGCGTTACCACGGCTCGTTGAGTTTCAATACAACGTTGAACAGAGTTATGTTCTTGAATTTGGTGTAGAGAATTCCGATACTACTGTGGATAGTGGATATATTCGTTTTTATAGACTGGATGCAAATGGCAATCCGGGAATACTCCTGCAGACAGGCAGTACTTTTCCGACAATTTTACAGGGTCTTGATTTTACGGCAGGCGAATTACCAAATTTGAAGTTTACACAAAGTGCCGATGTCCTTTTTGTGTTTAATAAGAACAAGCCGATTAAGACACTGAGCAGAACACTTCCGGACGATGGTGATGCGGCATCTTGGGTGTGGGGCGAACATGAAACAGAAGATGGTCCATACTTAGACGAGAACGTTACGGATACAACAATAACTCCGAGTGCTATTTCAGGAGACACCGTGGAGTTAGTGGCATCTGACGACACGGTGTTTTCGGCTACTGACGTGGGCAGACACATTAGGCTTGGAGACCCTGGTACTGGCTGGAAGTTCCTTGAATTCGCTCCGGGTTCTATTGCTGCTAACCCAGATACTCCAGCCGTAATAACTGTCGATGGACTAGATTTGTACAATTTTGTGGATGGCGTGGATGGCAATACGACCGATACTGGTGTAAAAGTAGAGTTCTTTTCCATTACAAGGGGAGCGGTTGAACTTAACGATACAGTTCATACCGCGAAAAACTTTGTCGTAAGCGGTTTAAATACCAAGTTTGATTTGCACTTTCCTACTACAGGAGCAGTTGAGCCTTTGGAAAATTTGGCTGCAGGTGTCCATGATGATGGTGATGGGGAGGTTCGCATTGAGCCAAAGACATGGTCTGGATGGGGAATCATTAACAGCGTTGATGTAGACGACAACAAGGCTACAATAGACTTAAAATCAGATTTCACATCCATATTGCCCACAAAGAATTGGAGGCTAGGTGCTTGGTCCGAAGCTACGGGCTACCCACAGAGCGGAACATTTTATCAGGGCAGGTTTTGGGCTGCTAAAACAGAAACCCAGCCACAAACATTGTGGAGTAGCGAAAGTAACACAAATACCCTATACAGCCCATCTACAATAGAAGATTCTATTGTGCTTGATTCGTCTGCGATAACTGTAACCCTTGCATCTAGGCAAGTGAATGCGATTACAAGCATTGTTGGGGATTCGTCCGGACTTCTCATCTTAACCGAAAACGCAGAGTGGATTGGTCGCGCACCGAACAACAAGCCAATTACACCATCAGATTTAAGTTTTCAGGCACAGAGCCACTATGGAACCCACGATAATATAAATCCAATTTCTATAGGAACAAGGTATTTGATGTTCCAGAAAGAGGGTTCTGTACTACGTGAATATGTATTTGATTTAGCGCAAGACAGATTTGTTGCAAACGACATCTCTATACTTTCAGAACACATGACACAAGTGGGTGCCAAAGACATGACCCTTCAGCAAGGCAGGGCTGGTCGCGTATGGGTTGTCCTTGATGACGGAAACCTGATTTCTCTCATATATGAACGAGAACAAGATATTGTTGGGTGGGAACAGCACACTCTGGGTCAATCGGGTGGCGTAGACCCCACGGTGCTACAAGTAGCAAGAACTACACGAAAGGATACAGATAATATCTGGCTCCTTGTAAAACGCAATCTGGACGGAACAGATCAATACACAGTCGAAGCACTCTCTAACGAGTTCACGGCAGCAACCGCACAGTCGGACGCATATTATTTAGATTGTGGAATATCAGATTCGGAGACCGTTGCTGCGGATACGTGGACAGGACTGTTACACCTAAAAGGCGAGTCTGTTTACGCACTAGCGGATTCCGTGTTTTACGGTCCGTTTACCGTAGATGCAACAGGAAGCATCACGTTGCCAGTAGATGCAAACAAGGTTTCAATAGGGCTTCTTTATGAATCTTCGTTTGAAACGATGCCCCTTGTGAGTCAGCAGAACATAAATCAAACAGCACACAAGATTAAGCGGGTGGTTAGGGTAATTATTAACACGCTACGTTCGTTGGGTGGAAGTTTTGGAACCGTAGACAAGGTGTATCCGATAGAATATCCCGCAGCACTTCAATCACCGCCAGAACTAAACACCCTACCAATAGTGTTTTTAACACCCGACAACTCTGATATATTGGGAATATCGAGGTATGAACAGAGCGACGCACATCCATCAACCATACTCTCAGTAACACAGGAGGTTGAAATTGGACAATTTTAAGGTACACGTATTCAAGCAATCTCACATGGACGGCTTTGAACCACAGTCTTGGCAAGAAAAAGAATATGAAAGGTTCAAAAGCGATGGTGCTGCCCTTGCGGGTTATGTAGAGGGCAACAATACTGCATTGACAATTATGATGAATAATAGGGTGATGTGTTTTTGTGGAGCGTTGTCGTTGTATGATTGTGGCTGTAACGTGTGGCTCATGTTTAGCAAGGATAAATCCATAAATAATATCCGCTCAACAACAAAAATAATGAGGTACCTTTTCTCATACCTACAAAACATAGGGTATCTATGGACACAGACACTCATTAGAACAGATTATGATAAGGGGCATCGGTGGGCTAAATTACTCGGCTTTGAAGATACAGGCGAACCAGAAACACACCTTGATGACGTGTATACGTATTGGAAGAAGGTGTTTTAATGGGTGGCATAATAAGTGCATTCGGAGCATTAGAGGCGGGCAGGCAACAGCAGGCAATATATAACGAACAGGCTAGGCAGGGACGTGTTTCTGCACAACTAGAAAGAGATATTGCGGCTAGAAACGCGGCAACGATTGAGGAGCAGCGCAAACAGGCTGTCAAGACAACGGAAAGAGAGAATATACGACATCTTGGGTCTGCCGAGGCAATGATTGGTGTAACGGGCGCACAATCAACAGGTTCACTTATTGATGTTCTCTCAGATTTAACGCTACAAGCGTCTCTAAGAGAGAAAAAGGTTGATGTTGCGGGAAGGACACGTATACAGGACGTGTTATTTGCAGGAGAAATCAACGCATTTAATTTGATAAACAGGGCGAACCTATCTGTTGCTAGGGGAAGAGCGGCAAGGAGTCAGGCACAATTCCAAGCACTTGCATCGTTCGCGGGTGAATTTACAGGAGACGGGATCTTTGCCGACTGATGATGATTAACCATGGCTAAAATACCAACATTCACAGAAAATGTAGACGCGCAGTTTGGCGGAGGGCTGTTGCCGCAGGGCGCGTTGCAGGTACAGCCGGGCGGAGAAACTTCGGGCTTCGGTGAAGGGCTTATGGCTCTTGGGCTTCTTGTTCAAAAGGCGCGGACCGCAAAAATCGATAAAAAGATACTAGATAAACGCGCCGAGGCAAAGGCGTGGATGAACGAGACTGAACTTACGGCAAACAAAAATAACGATGGAACATCGCTAGAAAAGTTTGAGGAAGCACTTGTTGGGTTTAGAGGGACATATCTTGACGATTTGTCGGGTAGAGCCGAAGTCGACGCAAGGAGAACAATAGATACGCTTGCAAGTACCATGCGAGTAACACTGGGCATTAAAGATGCGAAAGCGTCCGCCACCGCTTACAAAGCATCACTAAAAACAGAGGAAGAAAGAATAACCGCAGATTTCTCGACCATTATCGCCGCCTCTATATCTGAGACAGAGTTACAGAACGTCTCAGAACGGCTTGATAATGAACTTGCCGATCTTGAGAAGGCGTATGCGGCGGGCGCGGGCGAAAATAATGGTTCTTATATCAATATGGATGCGGCGATGTCTGCGTATCGCGTTTCCGCAAACCGAATACTTACTACTTATGCAAAACAAATGAATGCACAGTCTACACCAGCGTCCCTTGGCATTGTTGAAGATATGTTGAACGATAAAGAGAAGTTGGGGCTGCTTGGTGCATCAATACCGAATATAGTCAAAGAGTTAAGGAGTGCTAGGGTTAATCTGTCGAGTGAATCTATTGGTCTACTGGGACTACAAAAGCAGGCGATTGTAACTGCGGGCAAGGCGGCTACAACCCTAGACGAGTTGGTTGAACTGTCAATGGGAATTGGTAATTTTCGTGATGATTTTACTGTAGATGATCAACAGGGTTCCCAGCAAGAACTGGTCAATAATTATGTAAGAACAAACATAGAGGGCATATTAAAAGACCCCAGCATAATTAGAAAAATCGAGGCGGAACCGGTTTTCTTTGGAACTGGAATTGATATTAAATCATCTGTTAATTCTGCCCTAGTAGATAGAAATAAAACACTTAAGTCACACAAGGATCGATTATCCGATGGTTTGCTAAGCGCGCAGGGCAAATCAGTTTCTGTTTCTGACATGATGATGCTAACCGTACTGTCCCTAGACTTCAAAGAGACCACGCTAGAGGGTGATGCCCTTTCAACACAGACTACTAACGAGGTGTATATTGATGTCTTGAAGCCATCGGTTGACGCACGTATGAAAAATCCAACAGAACCAAATAACCGCGACTTCCTAAAAAACGTTCTAATCGCCTTTCCTAACCTTAACGGCACTGGCTTTTATGAAGAAATAGAAGCCAAACTAAAAGAGTCAGAAAATGATCATGATTTAGGACAAGCGCACTACGAAGACCAAATGAATGCGCTTAGAAAACTTATAGCCAACAATGGTGACGCAGAGCCACTCAACCCAGAATTACACTCAAACACAAACAAGCAACTGAATTCTGCTGTTGACAAGGATCCGGTCGGCTCTCTAATCACTGGTATTGAAATTGCAAAACAGCCAAGCGGGTTTATTCCCGACGTTGTTAGTAATGAGTTAAATTTCAGACTAAACCAAAACGATTTCCGTGGCTTAAATGGCATTCTACAGGATATTGCAGACGGGAACAAACAGAACGCTTGGCAGGCGGGCGGAATGGGCAAGCGGGTGTTTGCGAATACAGACATGGGCAGAATAGCGTCACTGTTTTTGAATTCTAGTGATGATGTTAACAAGGCGACAATCCTGTTCTTTGACGAAAACGAACAGGCGTTCGAGGTGTATAAGACGAACTATGACGAAGTTGCGGGCGTATTAACATCCACGTTACCACAAACGGCAAGCGGCCAACTGACCGATTCTGCTGAACAAATAAGACTCCTGCTAGCGGGCGTGCTGACAGATAATCCGACCAATCAGCCATTGCACCACGACATTGCAGCCGCGCACGCTCCGCAGTTGTCTCTTTTTCTTACAATGGAAATGACGGAGCAGAACGTGTCAAATCTCAATGAAGAAAACTTGTTGCCAATATACGCTGAGGCAATAAAAAACTATGGAACGTTTTTAGATAATACGCACTTTAGAATTCCGAAGGTTGGACTTGTTCCGCACACCGCCGTAAATCTTCTGCAAGAGCATCAGTTCAATGGACTAGTTGCTGATGCGGATAAAGTAAGGATAGAAATGCGGGATGCACGAACACACGTTGAGGCGGCACAATCCGGAATGGCTTTTGGCACGATGCCCATACGAAATGTTCCTGTTGAAGTGCCTGACGGGGTAGTGGCAAAAACTATTGCGGATGTAGAAGCTCTGATGTCGGGTGTTTCCGTACGAACATACAGGGCATTCGTGGTAGATGCGTCGCAGTTTGAGGGCGAGGGTGAACAACTTGCGTTTCCTCTTGTTGACGATATAACGGGTAGGGCTACCGGATACGTGGTGTTCGGATTCAATGAGGATGGAGACCCGTTTCCAATACGAAGTTTGGGCGTAACAATTCCGGGGCTAGTATCATCAGCATCACAGCCACTTGTTCCAAATATCGTAAAAGGTCAACTGCCATTGCAAGTTCCCGAATTTGGCACTAAAGAAGATTTAATACCGGTCGCTTTTAGCGGTGGTGTTTTGATGCCTGGCGTTTTGGCGTTCAAGGCAATAGAAGTGTCGGTTGCAGCACTAGAAAACTTTTTGGGTCTTGGTACAAAGATACGAGCAAAAAGTATGTCTGGGCAAATAGAAGCGGACGATTTAGAGCTGTTGTATCAATCTCTGGAGCGACAGTATGGAGATATGCGTTTTGAACTTGGTAGAGAATCTGTTCCACAGGTTCCAGATGTAATGAGACTAGAACACCTCATGACACAGTTTGTTGATGAGGGTGGAGATATTAACGACGTTGAGGGATTCGAGAACTTTGTAAAAGAGGATTTTCGTATTCAGGCTGAAACAAGGGCAACATTAGAGGGGTTGACTAACCAACAATGAGTACATTTCAACGCCCACAATCCCTAGATTTTATCCCAACAGAGGAACAGCCCTTGCCACCAGACATCCTTACCGAGTTACGGTTGCGCAAATTACAGGTTAGTGGCAATCATGTGCAACAATTACTTGCAACCGATAACCTTGCATTACTGAAACAACAAGATCAAGACGCGTTCCAACAGCGCATAACATCTGGACGCGCGGGTGGAACCATTTTCAACGACTTCCTTAACATAGGCGGTTCGTTAGCAACTGACTTAAACCTCGCCGTCGTGCGTGCCTTGAGGTTGGGAAAGGGTGCAATAGGATTTGGTTCACCGTCTAGGCGAGAACTTCTAAAAGATATGGGAGAGGGATTTGCATTCTCGCTTGAAGATTTGGACGAAGCACTTGTATCACAGACAACCGACTTTAGACAGGGCTTGGTAGGAAATGTCGGAATAACAAGGACTATTGGAAGGTTTACTATTGAAACCGGACTGATGGTTGCACAGTTTGTGGGGGCAGCAGCGGTTCCCGGTGGTATCCCCGCGTTGGTCGGGTTGCAATCTAACTCTATTGGCGTTGAGGTGTTTGATGAGTCGGGAAGTTTGACCCAAGGCACGGTTGCAGCAGCAATACACTTCGCAACCACAATGACGATATTTAAGTTCGGCGGCGCATCACTAAAGAAAGCGTTTGGAAAGGGAAGGCCAAGCAGGAAAGAGTTAGAGGCGTTGGGGAATATGCTTGTAAAGGGACGTATTACCAATGCGGCGGAATCTGTGTTCCACGTACTGAAGATAGTTCCAACAACCGCCGCTTTACGTAACGTAGAACAAGTACTTAATTCACTTGCCCAAAACATGATACAGCCGGCACACAGGATAGAGCGATTTGAATTAACGTATGAAAACTTTGTTGCGACCACAAAAGCGGGTTTAGAGGAAGGTGCTGTATTTGCATTACTGCCAGTTGCCACAAAGGGCATTGCTGCGGGCATACCAAGAAAACACATAAGAGAGGCGAAGAGAATTGTTCGACTGGGTGAGGCTGCTGAAGTTGCGACGCGTACAGTTCATGCAGTAAACTCTCGCCTTAACAGGGGTACCCCAAAAGAACAACAAGAATTACTAGACCGACTGGATGCTGTAGAGACAGAAAACCCGTTGTTTATATTGCTGAGAGAGGGAGTCAGAGAACAAATAGGTGCGGAAAAGAAGGCACCAAAGCCCAAAGAAGAGGTAAAAGAAGAGGTAAAAGAAGAGGTAAAAGAAGAGGTAAAAGAAGAGGAAAAAGAGCAGACACTAGACGAGAAATCAGAAGAACTAGAGGAGTTTGCCGGTCTTATGGAAACGACAGTTGGCGTTGATGCAGAGGGCGGAAATATCTTCGCAAAAGACAGGACTATCGAACCCACAGAAAAAGACCTAGACTTGGCAGATCGCCAGCGAGTTGCAAGCAGACCAGAAGAAGCAAAAAGACGCGAGAAAGATTCTATCCTTCGAATAAAGAGGAGGAAAGAGGAACCGGAAGATTTTGATGTTCGGCAAGCAGAAAAATTGAGCAAGGAGCAGAAAGCCACAGAACTAGAAGCGAGCGAGATTGAAGCCGAGTCTAATGTTGTAATATCACAACTTGTAGGATTTAAGGCAGATGTTGTGGTCAAAGAAATTAAGGCACGTATTGAAGAACTCGGCGCAGAAGAATCGACCCCGCAGACGGAACGAACTATAAAAGCCCTCAAAGACTCGTTAAAGATATTCGAAGAAACAATTTCACAGAAGCGGGAAGTTGAGGCGGTGGAGGGCAAGGTAGAGTTGCCAGCAGAACGGCCAATCACCGTAAAAGGAAAAACCGTTACCGTCGCAGATGCCATAAAACTTTTGGGCAGACAAAAAAGAACAATGTCAAGTGAGGAGTCTG